TATGCAGACTCCGAGGGATACAACTTCCGAGGATCCTGCTCAGATGCAGGCCTGACAGTTCGACAGCAGCTTATCTGGGTAAAAAATAGTGCTACCATAGGCCGTCAGGATTTCCAGCACCAGTATGAGAGTGTATTATCTGGTTTATCTCTTGATGAGAGCGCTCAGGAGCCGCAGGAAGGCTTCTCTCCTTGCCTGTATGGGTGGAAGGATGGAGCGGCTCACAAGTGGTATAAAAAGCGCAAAGAACGCGACGTGATGTTCTTCGACAAGCCCAGAGCTTCAAAGGAACATCCGACAATGAAACCTATCCTGCTTTTCGACTACGAGATGCAGTGCAATACAAAATCCGGAGACAGCGTGCTTGACTTGTTCGGCGGCTCCGGTACTCTGATCATGGCAGCAGAGCAGAACAAGCGCACGGCTTACGTTATGGAGTATGATCCGAAGTTTGTTGATGTTATCATTGACCGCTGGGAGAAGTTTACCGGCCAGAAGGCGGTCAAGTTGAATTAGGAAGGAGGTCGGTGATGGCTAACGAGCAGAACTTGAAACCTGCTGCACATCCTCTAACCGTCGAGGAAGCGTCGAAGGGCGGCAAGAACTCGGGTAAAACTCGTCGGCGCAAAGCTGACCTCAGAAGAATGGCTCAGGAGGTCCTTGACGGAACCTACAAAGACAGGCGAGGTAATGAGATCACCGGCGAGGAAGCTGTTATAAGAGGCCTTGTTGCTAATCTTATGGATCCTCATGGGAAGAACTGGGGCAAGACAATGGACCTGCTTGTTGAGCTTCTCGGAGCTAAGCAGAGCCGTGAAGAGAAACAGCACTTAAAGGCTCAGACAGCTCTGATCAAGGCTAAGACAGGTCTGATAACGAATGAAGACACATCCGCTTTGGATAAGCTTGACGGAATCCTGAGGGAGATGCGAAGCAATGCAGAATCAAACACCGACACTGAATCCGAAGCAGAATGAATACATTCTGAACGCCAACAAGCGCTGGAACTTCAAGATCGGTGCTGTACGTTCTGGTAAGTCTTACTGCGATGTTGCTTATGTTATCCTGGCAAGGCTCCGAGCCGTCAAGGATGAGCCTGGACTGAACTGCATACTCGGAGTATCACGAGAGACAATTGAGTCCAACGTGCTGCAGCCAATGCGTGAGATATACACCAGCGCAGTTGTCGGACAGATCAACAGTAGAAACATTGCTATGATCGCCGGCGTTCCCGTTTATTGTCTCGGAGCCGAGAAGATATCACAGGTGTCGAAGCTCCAGGGTAAGTCAATCAAGTATTGCTATGGTGACGAGGTCGCCAAGTGGTCGGGTGAAGTCTTTATGATGTTGAAATCCCGACTTGATAAAGCATACAGCAAGTTCGACGGCAGCTGCAACCCAGAAGGAAAGATGCACTGGCTTAAGCTCTTCCTTGATGATGAGCTGCTCGATATATATGTACAGAAGTACACCATATTCGACAATCCTGCTCTACCTAAGAGCTTCGTCACAAATATCTGTCACGAGTATTCCGGCACTGTTTACTATGATCGCTTTATTCTTGGTGAATGGGTAAACGCCGAGGGCCTTGTATATCCGATGTTTGATGAGACGAAGCACGTCACAACGCAGGATTTTGACTTCAAGCCTGCTTATTATGTCAGCTGCGACTACGGTACCCAGAATCCGACCGTGTTCTTGCTCTGGCATAAGATAAAGGACGGCCGCTGGCTCTGCGAGAAGGAGTACTATTACAGCGGTCGCAAGGAAATCAAGCAGAAGACCGACGAGGAATACTGTGACGATCTTATTAAGTTCCTGGATGGTATTCATATCAGTGGTATTATTGTGGATCCTTCGGCAGCATCGTTTATAGCAGCGCTTCGGAAGCGTGGCTTTGTTGTTATAGCTGCGAAGAATGCGGTTATAGACGGCATACGTTTCACAAGCGGACTTATCAACAGAGGTTTGCTGCTGTTCAGGCCCTGCTGCAAGAGCACAATCCAGGAGTTCAGCGTCTACAGCTGGGATCCAGATACAGAAGAAGACGAAGTTATCAAAAAGGACGACCACGCAATGGACGCTATGCGATACTTTGCTTATACACACTTGGCAATTCCAAAGATCGGCACATCGAAACTGAGAGGATGATAGAATGTTCCTGCTGAATACAACGGAAGAATTCACGATAGATAGAATATGCAAGTATATAGAGCTGCATCGATCGAGCCTGAGCGAGCGCTACCAGAAGCTTGAAGATTACTACACTGGTGCGCACGCTATCCTGCACCGAAAGCCTAAGAGAAAAAACGATCCGTGTAACAACGTTGTTTGTAACTACGCTAAGTATATAACGGACATCGGCTCCGGCTTCCTGATCGGAGAGCCTATCTCCTATCAGTCAGAAAGCGACAATCTCACTGATCTGCTTGAATGGTTTAAGACTGCGGAAGTAGATGTCCAGGACAATGACAACGCTGAGGATCAGTCAATATATGGTGTGGCTTATGAGCTTGTTTATATGAGCTCAGACGAGAGCCCGACGCCAAAGACGGCGAGTATACATCCGTCTAAGGCATTTGTGGTTTACAACAATACCGTTGAACTCACTCCTGTTGCTGGTGTTTATTACTATGAAACCAAGGATCCTGCGTCACAGCAGGTCAACGGCTATAATGTTGAAGTCAGCACCGACAAGGAATATATCAAGTTCCATGTAAATGCAAGCTACGCTCTTGATGGAGAAGCCACAACTGAAACCAATCCTTTTGGCATGGTAACTCTCATCGAGATATACAATAACAGGTTCGTTCAGGGTGACTTCGAGCAGCTCATCAGTCTGATAGACGGCTACAATAAACAGCAGTCGAACAGAATTGACGATAAGGAAGCCTTTGTCAACTCGCTCATGGTGGTCAAGGGACAGACTCTCGGCGATACAGACGAAGAGAAGTCTGAAACCATGAAGAACATCAAAGAAAATGGCGTTATGGAAATGACGCCTGATGGTGAAGCTTCATTCCTGACAAGGCAGTCGGATCAGCAGGGAGATCAGCTCCTTACGGAGTCAATTGCCAAGGATATACACAAGTTCTCATACATTCCTGATCTGACGGATGAGCACTTCGCTGCAAACGTCAGCGGAGTAGCAATGCAGTTCAAGCTCTGGGGCTTGATGCAGCTAATGAAGAAGAAAGAGCGTTACATCAAGGAAGGCCTGAGATATCGCATCAAGCTGTTTTCAGCTATTCTTGCTGTCAAGGGTAAGAAGCCTGTTGATGTATCGAATATATCAATTACAAGAAATTTCCCGAAGAACCTTGTGGAGCTGGCTCAGGTAATAGGAAATCTCTCCGGAATATGCAGTAATGAGACGCTCGTCGCTCAGCTCCCCTTTGTCGAGGATCCTGAGAAGGAAGTCAAGAAGGCGACGGAAGAAAAACAGGCTGCTATGGATGAACAGTTCGTGATGTCAACGGCTGCTGTAAACAGAAATGACCAGTAACCAGACATACTGGATACAAAGAGCCGAAAGGCGCATTGATAATTATACGCTGGCTGCCTTCGACGTAGCGAAGAATATACGAAGGGCATACAGCAGCCTGCAGACGTATATCGAGAGTGAGATGGCAAAGATACTTCGCCATATCGGCGAAGAGGACAGTCTGGCGTATGAATACCGAATGCGGCGGCTGGCGGCATTGCTTAACAACACCGAGGAGAAGTTCAAGGAAGTATACGGCATAAACCTTGCTACAACTACAGCGTTCCTCAAAGAAATAGTGCCGGAAGCGTACTATCACACAATCTTTGACTTAGCTCAGGGAGCAGGAGTGCAGCCGGAGTTTGCTGCGATACCTGACAGGCTCGTGAATAAGATCATCAACGAGAACTGGTCCGGTAAGAACTACAGCAAGCGCATCTGGGCGAACAATAAAGCTCTGGAAGAGGAAATCAGAGGCTTACTTACAGAGGCAGCAGTCAGCGGTGAGAGCATCTATAAAACATCAAGGAAGCTGGCTGATAAGTTCAACACAAGCGACTACAATGCACGGCGACTGATACAGACAGAAACTTCATATGCCTGCAATCAGGCTGAGATGGAGTCCTATGAGGAGCTTGAAATCGACAGGTACATGTATATAGCTACCTTTGATACAAGGACCTGTGATGTCTGTCAGAAGAACGACCAGAAGGTATTCAACAGAAAAGATGCTGTTGCTGGTGTTAACCTGGCTCCGATGCATCCACACTGTCACTGCAGGACTATTCCCTACTTCAAGGAAGGAATGCCAATCAAGAAGGTGGCAAGGGATAAGAACGGCAAGAATATAACAATTCCAATGAACATGAAGTACGAGGATTGGTACGAGAAGTACATCGGCAAGAAGAAAACCGATGGCAAGAGAGTGGCAGTCGTTCCGAAGGGCAACGCAGTCGAGGTCGAAGTGAGCAAGCCAGAGACAGGCGGCTATACAGATGTAAAAATACCAAGGAGGAAGAACCGTGAGTAAATACGCACTCTCACC